GTATGGCATTAAAGTTTCTCCTAACCATTACGGCACAGTAACAGTGCCGTAATATGGGAAGTAAGCTAACTCGGTAGAAGCGATGGACTGAAAATCCATAGGAGTTGGTTCGACACCAACACTTCCCACTCAGGATTACTGTTCCCCGACAGCAATCCTACATCGGAGGGTTTCCACTTACAATGATCCTCCGAGACCTCACATGGAATCTCCCCAAGTGTGAGGTATGGACCATTAGCTCAGTTGGTTAGAGCGTCCGGCTCATAACCGGATGGTCTGGGGTTCAAGTCCCTGATGGTCCACGCATGGCGATCTGGCATTTCCCGGGTAAATGGAAGCTACACCAAGATAGACCAGACGAAGTAAGGTGGTTGAGTGCGCCGATGCAGAACAGAAACGGAATGTCCAGCGCATGACCGTGACGGCTACCAGAGGTAGTAATACAAACGGAAAAGGAGAACGGAATGAGTATCATTTTGACGATTATCGGAATCATACTTTTCCTCGGCGGCATCATTGCAGGATGTTCGTTAAAACAGTATGAAATCGAGGAAAAGGGAAATGAGAAAGCAAAATTCCCAAAAGGTTTTGTTGTTGTGATACTTGTTGGTCTGATTGTATTCGGAGTAGGTAATTCGCTCGTGATTATACCGACCGGATATACCGGAGTTAAAAGCACATTCGGACAGATTGACGAGACAACAATACAGAACGGCGCAAATTGGAAGATCCCATTCGTCCAGAAGATTGAGAAAGTCAACAACAAGCAGCAGGACATTGTGTTTGACGGACAGATTTGGTCTGAAACATCAGAGAGAACAGCACTGTATTATGATGGCATCACAGTTACATACCAGATCAACCCGGAAATGTCCGCATGGATTTATGCCAACGTCAGCAACTATAAGGAAAACCTTGTAACGCAGACACTTGTGGCTTCCGCAATCAAGACAAGCAGTAAGTCCTTGACCTCAACAGATGCAACGAACAGAGGAATTGTAGAGCCTCTTTCCATGCAGAACATTCAGAAAGCCCTCGATGAGAAATATGGAGAGGACGTAGTAATCATCAACAAGGTAGTAATTGCCAATACTGATTTTGAGGACAGTTACAATAAGGCAATCGCTGAAAAACAGACCGCACAGTTGGCTTATGAACAGCAGCAGATTGAAAATCAGAAAAAGATAGAAGCTGCTGAGGCAGATGCCAAGGTAAAAACTACTCAGGCGCAGGGCGAAGCTGACGCTGCCGTTATTAAAGCACAGGGAGAGGCGGATGCCAATAAGCTGTTGAATGATTCGCTGACGAATAAGATCTTGCAGCAGATGTATTTGGAGAAGTGGGACGGCGCACTGCCGAAAGTGTCACTGTCTGATGGCACAGACACAATCGTAGACATTGGAGATCTTTCATCAACAACGGAGGTACAGAGCAATGAATAAAGCTGAATTAGTACAGGCAATGGCTGACGATGCCGGACTTTCCAAAAGTGATGCTGAAAAAGCACTCAACGCATTTGTTGAGATCGTAGGCGGAGAACTTGGAAAAGGCGGAAAAGTGCAGTTGGTCGGTTTTGGGACATTTGAAGTGACTGAGCGTGCTGCCAGAGTTGGTAAGAACCCTCAGAACGGAAAAGAGATTTCCATTCCGGCTTGCAAAGCACCTAAGTTCAAAGCCGGTAAAGCACTGAAAGATGAAGTAAATCGCTAAATGATCGGAGCGAACTTGGTGTAGTGTGGTGGTTCGATTCCACCTGTGGGTGTAGCTCTAGCGATTAAGATTCCCACCGCTTCTTTCCTAATGTTCTTGGCGATACAAAGAAAATTCCGGGCGAACGGCAACGATTGGTGGTGTTGCGGCGGACTGTAAATCCGTTCCCTCGCGGTAAACATTGGAGGTTCAATTCCTCTTTCGCCCATTTAGGTAGATTGCAGCCTATTCACAGAGAATTTACCGGACGCGAACGGCTTCTCTGCGGAGAATTGCAAGAACCTGGTTACGATTTTTTGTGGTTAAAGGGTACCTTGCTTCCAGTCAAAAAGTAAAAACCACACCTGTTCGATTAGTCAAGCGGTCAAGATACCACCTTTTCACGGTGGGGACGGGAGTTCGATTCTCCCATCGAACATTTCAACCGAGAATAACGCTGACTGTTTACAGTTGGTTTAGTGTTCCGGCTGAAAAGTATTGGCGAAAGCCGTGGTAAGCAATCATTAAATAGGGAGATTGCAATGCTCACTGAGAGGCTTATGTGAGTAGTCCGGGAAAGCCGACAGGACTTAAACTTGGAGAGCTTGCGTAAGTCACGCTAAAGACCATCGTTGCAACGATGCCTACGATAGCATAACTGGAAATGCCACGGACACCATGCCGGGGAAAGTGGGGTTCAACTCCCCACCGTAGGACGAGCGGATTTCTTTACCAATTTCTTATTCCGGCTCACACAGGAAAGAAATGGCGCGGCGAGGTGGCGAGAACGTAAGTGCTTTTTACATTACCAAGAGTTTTTTAAGAAAAACTCCGGTGCGGAAAATTTACTGCTTAGAGTGCATGAGCGTTACAGCGATTTAAGCGGCGCAGAACGGAAAGGCGGAGAACTGCGATAACAACCTGACATCCGAGGTAAGGCGCAAAGAGTTGGACGCGCCAAGGCTCTCTGAGTAAATAGTCGGTGGTTTATGAGAGCATAATCTGGCGGCAGAAATGCCGTGGGTTCTGTAAGCAGAGTGACAGCCTTGCGCTGAGGGACTACTTATAGGACTGCGGAGGGGTGCAGGGTCCGAGAACCGCATATACAAATGAAATACCCTTGTTGGCAACTGTCTTACACGTTGCATCGGTTCGGTGGCGGCAACCATCCAAGTCACTGCCGGACTGCATTGGAGTATAGCTCAGATGGATAGAGCACAACACTACGGATGTTGGTTAGCGCAGGTTCGAGTCCTGTTACTCCAATAATGGCTTGTAGCTCAGTGGTAGAGCGTCTGACTGTTAATCAGAATGTCGTGGGTTCGATCCCCACCTTGCCAGTTGGAGACACTTGACTTACTCTTTCAAAGCACTCCACAAAGGTTACGAAAGGGCGTTTACGACCGGCGGATAGAGGAACTCCGACTTGTACGTTACCAAGGGAAAACTACTCTGCCGTGTGTCCGGTTGGTCGAGGGTGCAGTCTTGAAAACTGTCTGGATGTAAAAGTCTCTGGGGTTCAAATCCCTAACACGGCGTATGGTGCATTGCCGTAATGGTAGCGGAGCGTCTTGCTAAGTCGTCCTGCAGAAATGCAGTACAGGTTCGAGTCCTGTATGCACCGCTATGAAACCGTATTCCACCGGTGGAGGAGGTTTCAGAATTGGATAGTAGGCAGTAAAGGGTAACTGCAATATTAGTACGGTTGAGGAAAAGGTGCGTCCCGGTGTGGCAACAACGCAAAGTGCAGTGATTGGAATAAGCAGGAATGGCAGCCACCCACCTTTGATACGATAGGTTCAAAAATCCGTATGCACCAAACACATGAGGTAATCTGCGACTATCGTAATATTCCAGTGTAAGGTCCGATTCCTTACCTATCCAATCCCGGTCCGGAACGGGGCAATAAGCCGAAAGGCGTAGACAGAGAGGAAGAAAGGCATGATATTACAAACAATCAAAAAGGGTGTCAGAAATGATACCTTTGAGGAATCCCAGATTATTCAGTGCTTCGATGTTATTATCGAAAAGGATATGCTTCAAATATCCAACGCTGAATCCTCAGATGAAGAATTGGAAATCAGACAGAAGAATTTCAACAAGGCAAAGGAACTTATTGGTGCTGCCGGATTGTGCAGAGATAACATTATTTGGTATCTTGGTGATCCGCCATTAGAGAAGAACGTTTCGCTCACGGTGGTTACTTTAGATACAGTTACTTATGTGTATAGCCGCATTGGTATTCCTGATACTATGGTATTCATTCTGAATAATTCTGGAAAGACAATATCCAGAGTGTTATAAAAAAGCAGTCCTGACTTCGGACGATAAACCAGTTGGGTTAGAGAGATTCCCCGAAAGACATTTCCTATCGACATTGCCATTAGTCTCGGCAGAACCGCCAATACGGGGCATTAAGCGGGTGTACGGAAATGTTTAATCAAGTCCGCCGGTCACATACTGTCGTAGTTAGCACCGGTTAAGTGAGGAACGCAAGGAACGACATAGCAGAACTTACAAAGCAGCCTAGGGGCGAGGTTGCATTATGGCGGAGTGGAGCAGTGGTAGCTTGCCGGGTTCATGCCCCGGAGGTCACAGGTTCAAATCCTGTCTCCGCAATCTTGCGTGGTAGTTCAACGGAGAGAACATTATGAGCGGTTGTCATGCTTCATGTGACACGGACAGCAATAATTCTTTTTCGATGGTAACGAAGAGATGAGGGTTCGATTCCCTCCCACGCAACTGATACGGATTTCCGTATTAAAACTGAATATGGAGAGATGGCGGAACGGTAGACGCGGCAGTTATGTACAATACATCATGTTTGTGATGCTGACAGCAAATATTACAGCTTGGGGCCTGCTTCATTGTTGGTTCGAATCCAACTCTCTCCAATCAAGGCGATGGCACAAACGTCCTTACAAATCAATAAGATGTGCCACATGGCGAGGTAGCTCAGATGGTAGAGCAATGATATGAATACGCAGATCATGTTAGTGATCTCAGCAGCAATCTCATTCCAATCCAGGCATGTGTCGGCGGTTCGATTCCGCCCCTCGTCTCTGCCCCGATTGCCGGTTATGGTAAACCGGAGGGAACATGACTGCGATAACGCTTGTGTTCCGCACAGCAATCGAGTATATGGGTTCAAGTCCTGTCGGGGCAATTAAGTGACGCTTACAGCAATCTTTCAAAACAGAAAATTCCATTGACAATATTTTCCCGTTTGAAACAGCGTCATGTAAAGAAATGAGGTTGCCTATGAACCGAAAAGAAGATTATAGGGATATGGAAAAGTATCATAAGGCGTGTCAGAGACAGCATAGGCGATATTACAGCAAAACGTCATTTCTATATCCGTCTCATCCGTGGACTGCGGAGGAAGATGCACTGGTAATCAAACATGAGATTACCGATTCTAAACTGTCTGAGAAGATTGGTCGTTCTGTCGGAGCGATACATAATAGGCGGTATGAACTTAAAAAGTTAGCCAGATAGGCATAAAACTTTACATGGGACACTTACAGCAACCCTTTTGGATATGACTGTTAATCATAAACCCCAATAGTGTCCTGACAATGAAACGGTAAACAATTTTATAGGGACTCCTACAGCAATCACAATGGTTAAAGCAAATGTCTAAAAAACAATGTGAAACGGTTCAATTCCGTAAATGAGAGTCCTGGAAAGGTAGGAAAACATGAGCTTTGCAGATGCAATGAGAGAAGAGGGTAGATTTACCCGGACTGAAAACGGTGCAGTGGCACTGAATACTTCTGGCGATGCCAGATTAGATCTGTTTGGTACAATCGGATCGCTGAGAGAGGCTGATGAGAACAGAATTACCACTCTGTTTGCGGAGGCATACGCACAGGACAAACTCTTTGCTACAAAGATTGCGTTCTATGCAAGAGACATTCGTGGCGGTCTTGGAGAGAGAAAGACTTTCAAAACCATTATCCGTTATATGGCAGAGAAACACCCAGAAGCACTCAGACCGAACCTTGATTTGGTTGGCGTGTTCGGGAGATATGATGATCTGTATGAGCTTATCGGTACTCCATTGGAGGACGATATGTGGGCGGCAATGAAGAAACAGTTTGAGGAAGATTTACAGAACCTCAATGCCGGAAATGCAATTTCTTTACTTGCAAAATGGATTAAGACCGCAGATGCAAGCAGCTCTGCCACAAGAAAACTCGGAATCCTTACGGCGCAGAAATTAGGCTATCCGGTCTACAATTTCAAGAGAATCGTCCGTAGTATGAGAAAACAGATCGGTGTCGTTGAAAGTCTTATGTCAGCCGGAAGATGGGATGAAATCAAATACCCGGAAGTTCCGAGCCGTGCAATGATGATTTACCGCAAGGCATTTATGAAACATGATGCTGAGAGATTTGGAGAGTTTATCAGCAAAGCAGAAAAGGGAGAGGTAAAGATCAATGCCTCAACACTATTCCCTTACGATATTGTTGAGAAGATCCTTTACGGCAGAGAGAGCAACAAGGTACTTGAAGCCCAGTGGAAAGCCTTGCCGGATTATGTGGAGAAAGGAACAAACGCTTTAGTTATGGCGGATGTGTCCGGTTCCATGAGAGGCAGACCTATGGCAACATCAATCGGTCTTGCAATCTATTTTGCAGAGAGAAATGTGGGTGCATACCACAATCTGTTTATGACATTCTCTGACAGACCAGAGACGGTTATTCTGAGGGGAGAAACCCTTGAACAGAAGATCCGCAACGTAAGCAGAGCAAATTGGGATAATAACACAGACCTTAAAGCTGCTTTTGAGAGGGTTCTTGAAATTGCGGAAAAACACAATACTCCGCAGGAGGAAATGCCGAAAGCAATCGTTGTCATATCAGACATGGAAATTGACTGTTGTGGAAACCGTGAGTGGTCTTTCTATGACAAGATGGCAAATAAGTTCCGCAAGACCGGTTATGTAATTCCTAACATTATCTTCTGGAATGTGAACAGCAGACACGATGTATTCCATGCAGATCACAACCGTAAAGGCGTGCAGCTTGCAAGCGGACAGTCCGTGACGGTATTCAAACAGATCCTGCAGAACCTTGGCTACAATCCGGTTGAGGCTATGGAGAATACAATCAATTCTGAGAGATATGATTGCATCACAGTCGAATAGAGTAAATACTGACCGGGGCAAATAGCTCCGGTCAAATAAAATATAAAAGGAGATAACCACCAATGAAAACACCCTACAATGAAATTGTGAACATCGCAAGTATTGGTTCACAGACAAATCCGATTTCTCTAAATGAGATTTTGAGAAAGGCAAACGATGAGCAGCTTACACCGGCAGCACAAAACAAAGAGAGAGTATTGTTTCTCGGAATTGATGTGCAGCAGGACTTCATGGATAATGGAGCACTCGGAGTTCCCGGAGCACACGGCGATGTGGAGAGAATGACACAGTTTATCTATAACAACATGGATAAAATTACAAACATTGCGGTATCTATTGATACCCACACACCACATCAGATTTTCCATCCGTGCTGGTGGATTGATGAAAATGGCAACAATCCGGCTCCTTACACACCGATTACGCTGGCAGACCTTGATTCTGGAAAGTACAGAGCTGTTATCTACCCTCGCCAGAGCCGTGACTATGTAGAACATCTGGAAAAAGACGGAAAGAAAACCTTATGCGTATGGTCTTACCACTGTTTACAGGGTACATCTGGTGCGGCATTTGAAAATCAGTTTGCCAACATGATTTATTTTCACTCTGTTGCAAAGAAAGCCGTTACGCAGCGTCTTGTAAAAGGACAGGATCCACTCAGCGAAATGTACGGAATTATCAAACCTGAGTATGATACAAAGAACTACATCAATATCGACTTCCTGAACAAACTGGAAAATTACGACAAGATCATTATTGCAGGAGAGGCAAAGAGCCATTGCGTATTGGAAAGCATTAAACAGATTCTCGAACATTACGCTAATCGCCCAGAGATCACTCAGAAAATCTATATCCTGGAAGATTGTATGTCCTCCATTCCTGGGTTTGAGGATGTTACTGAACAGACCTTTGATGATTTTAAGAAAACGTACCATGTAAACATCGTGAAAAGCACAGATGATATTTTGTAGGAGGTAGCCGGTATGAATGAAACAGAACAGGTAATTGACGGATTAGATGAGGTTGAGATCGCAAATACCTCCATTGATGAAATCGACAGTGAGAACATCAATTTAATTTTTGTCGGAATCGACAAGTCTGGTTCTATGGGAATGTATGAAAGAGATATGGTAAAAGCTCTTTCGGATTTCAAAGATGCACTTATCAATTCCAAGGAATGTGATGAGATTCTGGTTGCAAGAGCAGACTTCTCCGACAGTGCAACCGTAGGAGGCTATAAGCGTATTACAGAGTTTGACACTTCGTATAGCACCGATGGATGCACAGCTATGTACGATACGATCATTGATGGAACTGAGAAGTTGAAAGAATACAGAGACTTCCTCAAAAATGAGGGAATGAGAGTAAAGGCCGTGTTTGCAATTTTCGGAGATGGGATGGATAACTCTTCTCAGCCGGGAGGGTTTGCAAAGGCAAAGAAAGCGGTAGAGTATCTGAACGTGGAAGAAATCGTTACTGCGTTTATCAGTTTCGGAGGACAGGCAACACAGGAGGCGAAAGACCTTGGATTCAAGAATATCCTCGATGTAAGCAGTTCTGCATCAGAACTCAGAAGAGCTTTCAACTGCTTATCAAAATCAGTGATTGAAAACTCCAAGAGTGCCGTATCGAAACAGGATGATTTTTTTGACGTATAAAAAATGAGAGTAGAACGGCGATCCTAAAAGGGGTTGCCGTTCTTTTTTGTGGGAGGAAATACAATGGTTATAAATAAAATCGGTCAGCAACATATCGACTACGGTACGAATTGCCAGGACTACGGAATTGAATTTGATGGGATGAAAGTTGTTTGCGATGGCTGTTCGGAGGGGAAACATTCGGAAGTTGGAGCAAAAGCGTTTTGCCATCTTTTGAAAAATGACAGCAGAATTATACATGAATGTAGTGTATATACTGCCGCAGCCGCTTTTGGAGAGATACTTGGTCTATTCGGGCAGACTTCCGGCTCAATCAGAGATTTCCTTTGTTTTACGATCCTTATGGTTACTGAAAATGAGACACATTTCATGGTAGATTACTGCGGAGATGGTTTTATCGTGAAAGAACGTCTGGACGGAACGATTGAGTTTGAAGAACTATCTGACGGAGAATACCCGAAATACTTTGCCTACAATTATGTGAATAAAGATATGCTCAAACAGTACAAAGATGGTGTCAATTTTTCCACAAAGGCTTTTCCGAAAGATGAATACAGGAATATTGGTGTAGCATCTGATGGAATACGATTCGCCATGAAAGATGAACAATTTAAGAAAGAATTTACGGAAGTCCTGCAGAGCGGCAAGGAAGTAAGAGTAAAGAGGTTTATAAACAAACATCAGAAATTATTCCAGGACGATACAACAATCGTATTGTAGGAGGGCATTATGAAAATGGCACTAACGAGGATAGGAAAAGAAAAGATAAGACAGCTTACTCCCATAACGGAGGGAGGCGAGGGATATATCTATGAGTTTGGCAACGATATTCTGAAAATTTACAAACCCTGTGTTGATATTGCAGCCAAGGAAAAGAAAGTTGCCATGCTCATTGACAAACCGCTGCCAAAGGAGGCTATTAAACCGATTACGGCAGTGTATGACAATAACAATAAGTTTATTGGTTACATTATGCCAAAAGCCGTAGGAGAGGAAGTAAGAGTTCTCACAAGTAAAAAATATCTGAAAGCGAATGGGATAACCACGAAAGATATTTTGGAAATACTCGTAAAGATACAGGACACCGTGAGAGATATACATTCCGCCGGAGTGTGTATTGGGGATCTGAACGATCAGAACATCCTCTTTGACAAAACTGGAAATGTGTACTTTATAGATTGCGATAGTTGGAGCGTGGAAGATGAAAAATGTGAAGTTTGCATGGACTTATTCAAAGATCCATTGATGAAAGGAAATGATTTTTCAGAGGAAACAGACACATACGCAGAGGCAATTTTGATTTGGAAAACCCTTACAAGGATTCATCCGCATGGTGGGACTATGACACCAGATATGGATATTGTAGAACGTATGAAACGAGGAATATGCGTAATAGACAATCCAAAAGTAAAAATACCAAGAACGATTAAACCGTGGAAAAACTTATCTCCTTATCTGGTTGATTCTCTGAAAAAGATTTTTGAGAATAAGAGCCGATCTATGGGGGATGAATTAAAACACATGGCAAAGCACCTTAAATTCTGCGATGTACACCAGGAATTTTATTATGGCAAATATGCTCGTTGTCCGCTATGTGATAATAATGCAAATGTTATTACTAAGCCGGTATCACAAGGGGTAACAGGAGGACTTACACTTATCACGATGCTCAAAGGAAACGATGTAAAAATTGTTCTAAATGAGCAGTGTTATATCAATAATGCCGGAGAAGTAGTGGAAATTAAGAATGAGAATAAATTCGCATACGAAAGCGGAATTAAATATCATTTTGCAGAGGTTGGAGCAGAGAATATTGTAATAAAAGCGGATGATAGATCGCTCTGGTTTACCACAGATAGAGAATATGTGTTTGAGAAGAAACACAAGAGTCCGATTTATGCGGCAGGAGATTCGGTATACTTCATAAGTCCTGCCAATACATTAACTTCCATTCAGATCACAAAATCAGGCAACGGAATACGGACGATTACAAAATGTGGGTATGAGAGTTACTTTGCGGTATCTGAGGGACATTCGTGTGTTGTGAGTAGATTTGCAGACAATCTCATTGTAAATCTGGATGGGAAAAATATTGAGATACCATACACTGACACTGTGAACAATTATGGAATCCACAGGGATAAAGTAACCGGAGGATGGCTTATTGTATTAGAAAACGGAGCCGGACAGTTTTTTACCTTTGTGTGCAATGAACATGGAGTAGCGTATAGCGAGGATCGTATTAAATATCAATGTAGGCTTGGCAATGTATGTTTTTATAACTCCAATATCTCAATACCTATTGATGGGAATATCAGAATATATTCGTACCAGAAACAGGCATTTAAAGATTTTGAGTGCGAAGCCGTATCACCGGATAGCTGTTTAATCAAAGATCCCACAGCATTTACGATCATCAATGATGAAAATATTTATAGACTTGGGAGAACTGTACGATGAAAGGAGAAAATGGTATGACAGAAGCACAGAAAAAAGCAGTTGAGGTACAGAAAGAAATCGAAGAGGCCTGCATCCGGCATGGACTTAATCTTACTATCTTTGAAAATGGGATCGGATTTGTCGATCCTAAAGAGAATAAGATTGTCATGGTGTGGAGACCAAAGTACAAACCGGCACCGCCGGAAATGCCACCTACACAGAAACCGTCCGGCGGAAATATGTCCGCTTTCATATATGGCGGTTCAAAGGGAAGTGGCAGATTTATGGGAAACAAAAGGAAACATACAGTCAAAGGAACGAAACGGAGGTAGGTTGATATGCCAAGTTTTAAATTAAAACCGGAGCACATAAAGATTATGACAGACCTTAATTTTAGAATCTCCATTTTAATAGATTCTAAGGATAGGTATA